GCCGCTCAGGTCCGAGCCGCTCAGGTCCGAGCCGCTCAGGTTCGAGCCGCTCAGGTTCGAGCCGCTCAGGTCCGAGCCGCTCAGGTCCGAGCCGCTCAGGTTCGAGCCGCTCAGGTTCGAGCCGCTCAGGTTCGCACCTTCGCTGATGGCCTGCTTCACTGCGAAGCCGAGCTGCAGAGAATAGGACTTGTTTGCGATTTCCGCCGATAGCTCGCACTCGTACTGTACGGTGCCGGTCCAACGGTTCTTGATTTGGAATTTCATGCGCGCTCCTAAGAATCTCTGCCGGGAAGCGGCCCGGCGCCGTGTTGCGGATTCGGTCAGTGAAACCTCACGGCGCCGTTGTTCGAGGCGAACTCGAACACCGTGCGAAATTCGGCATAGATCCGTTTGAAGACCTGGTTCTCGGGTGAGTCCACGAGCAGGTCGACTGAAGGCTGGAATTCGGCAAAATCCGCCGCGAGCTTCTTTGCTGTCGAAGCACCGATGCAGCCCTCGCAATCGGAGAAATTGATCAACTCGGCGAAACGGCCTACGGGCCGATTTCTCCATACCCAGGCGGCGTGAGGCGCATGTGCCACGTCGCTGGACGGCGATGTTTCGGCGGGATATCCGGCGAGCTGGGCCAGGTAGTTGCGCCAAAAGCCGTAGCCCATGTACCCGATGCTGGGACCGTCGATCGCTTCGTCGGCTTCGTAGACAACATCGTTTTCGAAGTCCGCACAGTTCTGCGGAAAGTCGCCCATGTAAATGCGCACTGCGCACGGCAGTTCGTACTGAGCATTCTCTTCTTGATGCTCCGATCGGCGAAGGTTCCGGTAAGCAGTAACGTCGAGTCCCATTGCGGTAAGTCCTGGATCATTTGCCGAGGTCGGCCCGGCACCGTTTGCGGAATCGGTTAAGCGGGAAAAGCTTGCGCCGGCGGCTCATAGGTCAGCGTCTTCCATTCCTTCGTCAGCACCATGTCTTGCTGACGCGGAAAGATTTGGATCGCGACGATCTGCTCTTTGTCGCAGAGTTCGGAAATGCGCTTCTGGAGATCGCGTTCGCTATCGACCTCGATGATCTGGGCGGTTTGCTGGCCGACGAACTTCACGCGCAAGATGGCATGGCACAAAGTTAGGCCCTCCTCTTCATTCGTTTCGAATAGGCGACGCCTGCCGCGCGGGTGCAGCTACGACAAACGCGAGCTCCGCGGGGATTCAGATATAGGTTCGCCCCGGACAGGAGATGGCCGTGCGGACAATGCGTATTCTTTTGTCGAGCTCCGCGCCCCTTCTTGGCCATGTCGCGCATGTTGTCTGCATGCGTTCCAAGAAAAAGATGAGCGGGATTGCAGCATGGCGGCGTATCGCATCGATGCAACACGCACATTCCCTTTGGAATCGGACCATGGACCGATGCCCAAACTGCGCGATGCGCTTGCTCGGCTCTGGGGCTAAGCATTACTCGCCCGTACTGGAAACGCGGATGCCAAAACCCTTCCCAGAGCATGCATCCCGTCTCGGGCACCGGAATGGTTCTTTCCAGCAAATCCATTACGCAGCCCCCCTTGGCGCCGGGCTGCCCATATTCCGAGCGCAGGCGCGTGCGCGCCGGACGATCTCGTCCGCTTTCACGCCTTGCTTGAGCATCTGCTGCGCGACCGCGCAGGCGTAACCGCCGATGGCATGCGGATAGTTCGAGAACTCTTCGCGAAGCTGCGCGATCAGGTCAGGCTGCGATCGCGCGATCATTTCCTCGGCGGCGCGGTCGCGCGTGCGGGATTGCATGTTTAGGCAGATGATGTTGCTCATGGCGTGCCTCGTTCGGTTTTGCGGATGGCTTCGACGAGGAGCTGGGCTGCCTCGGCTTTGTATTCGGCGTCGGCGCGCTCGTCGGTCAAGGCATCCAGAGCGGCATGCGCCGCATGGAGCAGGTCGGCCTTGGCGGCGCGACGTCGGCGCGCGGCGATAAGACGCTGGAAGAAGCGGTACACCGGATCCTGCTCGGGGTCCTGTGCTGCCCATCGCACCAGGAGCGCCACGCCGGCGACATACGCGTCGCCGAAGCAGCAGGCTGCGAAAGCCGTGAGAAGAAGGCAGGAGCGAATGTGATCCTTGTTCGCGCTCATACGAGCCACCAAATGGACAAGGCGACTGCGAATAGGCTCCCGACGGCCAGTAGGGCAAGGGCAGACGTGACGCGCGCGAAGCACGATCCAACTTCGAGCGCAGGCTGATCGGACGCGGACTGCTCCGTCTGCCGATCCTCGGCCGGGGCGGCACGAAGCTCGGCTTGCGGCGACCGAACGAAGTGCATCTTCGGCGGCTCGTAGCTCATGCAGCCTTCCTCCATTCGAAGTCGATCGCGATGACGTCACAAGGAAGGGGGAGCGGCGCGCGCGCGGCCGCGCGCAATTCAAGCTGGCGATAGTGGGTCGGATGCTCGCGTTCGAAACGCTCGGTCTCGGTAAGCTCGGGAGTGGCGTACCGCCGCGGCAAAGTTTCCGGCCGCGCGGTGTAAAACCGCACATCCCCGAAGTAGCGCTCGGCTATGCTCGGCGGCGTGCCATGCGCAGCGCACTGCTTGCGCTTCCTCGAAAGGTTGTAGAGCGCTGCGGGGCTTTCGCCGGTCAGTTCAGCGCGCGCCTTGAAGACCTGGTACTCGCTCACTTCGCCCGCGCGGTGCGCAGCCTTCACTGCCATCCACTCCGAACGCTGGGCGCGACGGACAACGAGTCGGTCCAGAATGGGGCGGCCGTATCCTCGCGGCACGGAGCGCTGGATGCGCATGGCCGCGGCGATGTCGAGCGGCGATTGCGGTGCATCGGCGAGTGCGGCGACCCGGCGCAGGGCCGCAGAGCCGTACATGGAGGCGCGATACGCTTTGCGTTGCGCGTAGTAAGTGGCGCGTGCGCTCACGCTGCACCGCCTGTCGCTATGTTCTCCGTGTCGTTCGACGACTGTAGACTTGGCCCGTCCACAGCAGCAGGGGAAAGCGAATGCTGGATTGGAACTGGTATCAGGTGGTGACGTTTGGCATCGCTGTTTTCGGCGCAATGACCGGTGGGCTTGGGACCATACTCGGCATCTACAACACCTGGTACGCGAGGCGAAAAGACCTCCCCAGATTTCAGCTCGAAGCGGTGGTTGAGCGAAATGTCGACGCCGTGGACGCTTTCGAGAGAGACATTGGCAGACGCGTTAGGGTTCGCATCCTCAACACTGGGATGATCGACCTGTACATCGACGGGATTTGGCTTACGCGAAGCCGCATTCAGCGACTCCTCTGGTGGCGCAAACCCGAGCACTGGCGGTTGAGCCAAAGAAACCGAATGGTTCGTCCTGTCTTCGCCGATCCCATCAAACCCGGGAACGACCTGCTTGTCACAATCGCCCCGGACTCCTTGGAAGGCGCTCTCAGTCGAGGCATGCACACCTTCCTTGCTCGAACGAAGACAGGCAAGGCCGCCGAGTTCACCCTTGATGATCTCGGCAATCTCGAGGTTGTGAACGTGTCTAGCATTCCGCCCGGAGAGGTAACCAAACGCATACGCGTTAAGGGCTAGAGACGTGATCCCAAGAACTGCAGTCGCGACCGTGATGTAAACCAGCATCGGATTCTCCAGCACCGGCTGTGTCCGGCGTGGAAAGAGAGTAAACCGATAGTTTATTGGTTGTCAACTACCGGTTGATGCAAATTTCTCTCTTTGCGAAATCGGGCAAGAAAAAAGCCGCTCAGCTGCGGCTTCTTTTGCTTTTTTGATCGGCCAAACTTGTTTATAGCCCCGCTGCTTTTGTCTCAAGTTGCAGCGCGGTTTCTTTGGCACGAAGATCAAATTCGAGCTGCTGCGAAGGTCGGCTACAGTATGCAGATGCGGAGCTGTAGAAGTCCTTCACGGCCGCACGCAAATCGCGATTGCTCGTGGCGACGGCGAGTGCGCGGGGCAATGCACGATCGAGGTCGGCCTTCGCTTTGATGAGGTCGCTATAGGCCTCTTGCCCTTTTGCTCCATTGCCAGTTCGGTCTGCCAAATTCATCAATGTGGCTGAGGACGCGCACATGCTCGCGTGGAGCATGAGTGCATAGATCGGCTTGCCATCCGTAGACCCGTAACTCGAACTTGCTATGCAGCAAGCGAGCAATGACGACACAAAGCGGCCTTTCTCCATAGGACCTCAATCTCGCGGAGTCAGGAAGCCTTGCCTTCATCGGCACCGCACAACTTCTCGATCATGGGGAGCGCCTTCTGCGCTCGGACAATGGAATCGAAGTCGGCGCTCGAAATGGTTGATGGGACTATATGGATGCTGCCATCGGAACCGAACGCGAACTGAGTGAACCCTGTGTATCCGCCGAAGCTGTTTTTTGCGTTTACTTCGCCACAAACTGCGCCGGACTTGGCATTCAATATCACGTTGCGAAATTCAACAGACGCCGGATCTTTCATCTGCTCGCGAATGGCTTCCTTCGCCTTGCTGACTAACGCCGATTCTGAGGGCTTAGCGAACGAAGAAGAACAAAGCGTTATGACGAGAACCGCACAAATTAGTTTTGCTTTCACATTGAACCCCTTGTTTTTCACGGTGTCTCAACAATTGAGCGGGCCGGAGTGTTCAATGAGCCCGGGGTTAAACACGGGGAGTTTTGATGGCTACTTTACCTGTCGGTGTTCGCGCTTTGATCTTGAAGAAGTTGGCCGAAGCAAGAGATTCTTCAGCTCCACTTCCGACGCATGCTCAACTCCTAGCAGACGCGCGACGAGAGTATTTACAAAGCCTTGCTTTGAAAAATCGACACCAGCAAGTGCAACGATCTCTGCCGCTACGCCCTCAGCTTCATCTTGTCTGGTCCGCTGAAGATAGCTGCCAAACCCCTCAAGCACATACCAAATAGCGAGAAGATCGTTCTTGTCGCGAGACCGCGCGAGCGACCCTTCATTCGGGACGTCTCTCCGGTCTTCAAGTGCGGGCCTTGGCTTGGCGTGGTCTTGAGCGGCATCGCGCTCCGTTAGCGCGCGAAGCGCTTCAAGATTTTCCCGGCTAATTTGGCCGGACTTTATCCATTTCCCGACCGCCTGGGCGGTCACGGGAAAGCCGCGCTTGGTCAACTCTCGCGCTACTTCCGACTGCTTGAGTTTGCTTTGCGCAATTAAACGCGCGACCTCGGCCGCGGCACGCTCATCACGCTTCGATCCTTTAACCATGGGTTAATCCTGCGGGAATCGCTTGTGTGACGCAACGCAAAACCACAGGTTGACAACCACTAAACCATGAGTTTATCCTCAGCTCATGAACCCCATCGAAGAAGCTATCGACATCGTTGGCTCGCAGGCTGAGCTTGCTCGCCGGACGGGTGTTTCTGCGACCGCGATCCTCAAGGCAAAAGTGAAGGGCAGCGCAACTACTGACCTGGCTGAGAAGATCGAATTGGCGACTGACGGAAAGGTCAGTCGCGAACGAGCCGTTTGGCCGAGTCGTCATTCGGCTGGCGTCGGAAGGCGGAAGGCCTCCAAGCGCTCGAAGACCAAGAAGGTGGCCTGACGTGGGCCTTCGCGCGCGCATCCGCAAAGCCCTGCGAATCTGGCTCGGCATCGAGCACGAGCCAGTCCAGATCGAGGTTACCGAAATGGACAGCCGACTTGCCGAGTTGAATTCGCAATTGGCTCGCAACAACCAGCTTCTGGATTCTCGGTTTAGCCCGTTGGCTTCGAATCCGTCAGCGACGATAGGACGTGAGGATGAAATTGGTCGGGGAGAAGCTCCTTGAGCGCTTTCTCGATCCTTTCGAGTTCCTCCGCATTCAAGCCCGTTCGGACGAACTCCAAATCTCGTTGCGCTGGCCCTTGCGTCAAGTACTCGACGAACTTGGGATTGTTCTGTGTCGCGAAGGTGAGGGCACGTATGACGATCGTCGTCGCCTTTTCCCTCATAACCATACCGGCGACTTGTTTCGACAGTGCGCCGAGCGTGACCAAGAACTCCCTCTGGATATCCATTTTTGCTCCATTGGTGGGTGGATGACGTGAACACTCGGAATCCTACCACCGGAGCACCTGGCTCTCTTGTTGGACCGTCGCGCGTCGGCTCACCACTCCGCTCCTCACAGGCCGGTATCGGTTTTGGCGCGCGGCGGTTTTTTCTTTTCGTCGATTCCATGCCGCGCAAGGTACTGCGCGCGGCTCGTCACTTCTATGTTCGTTTGGAGCGCGCGTGAACGTACTTGATGCAGCCTACGACACAGTCCACGAGTACCCGGGCGGAGCGGAAGCGCTCGTCACTCGCTTGAGCAAGCGGGCGAGCGGAAAGCACATGTCCGCGGCGATTCTGCGCAACAAGGTGAATCCGAATAACCAGGAACATCACCTAACGCTGGTGGAAGCGGACGAAATCATGGGGAAGTCGAACGACTTTCGCATTCTGCACGCCCTGGCCGCAGATTGTCGGCACGTCGCGATCCCGCTGGATTCCGTCTCCGGCAGCTCCGTCCTTGAGCTGGTGCTCGGCGAGCAGGCTGCGGCCGGTACGTTCTCCGCGACCGTTCTGGATGCGCTAAGCGACGGAAAGGTCTCGCAAAACGAGATGCGCACGATCCTCGCCGCGTTCGTCGGCGCTCAATCGAAGCTGGTGAGTCTGATCGCAAAGCTGGAACAGATGGTGGACGTTCCGCTGCCGAGCGGTGCGCGCTGACCCCCCGATTTCGTCGTCGAAATGGCTCGGTTTCGGGGGTCGTAAAACACGGCGGCCGGGGGAGAGTAGGGGTGTTTCAACAAATTGAGAGTCCAGCAATGCATCGCATCATCGAAACCCCTGCAGCTCGAAACTCAGATCCAGAAACTAGCCATCTGGCCGCCTCTGACATCACGAGTAGCGGTGTGCGCGGCCACCAGCAGCGCCAGGTCATCGCAGCGGTTCGCGCTTTCCCCGGCTGCACTTCGTTCGAGCTCGCCATGAAAACCAAGCTGGACCGTTATGTGGTCGCACGGCGCCTATCGGAGTGCGTGACCGCCGACGAGGTGAAGAAGGGAGAGCCGAAGGCCTGTCCGATCACTGGTAAACAGGCGCTGACGTGGTGGCCGAAAGAGGTTGCGGCGTGAGTCGATTCCCGAAAACCAAGCGCGTGCCGCTAGTCACTGCCGCTCAACTCGAGGCAATGCCGCTGGAAGAACTGCGCGCGCACGCGCGTGCCATGGAAGAACTCTCACGGCAGTTGGAGTCAGAGGGTACGGCAACGCGATCAACGCGGAAGCTGCGGCCGCGTTCATCCGCGCCTACCTCGAAAGCGGCCTGACGGAGTATCCATGACCCTGCGCCAGATCCTCGCCCTCGAGTTCGTGATGGTCTTCCAAGCCGTCTGGGCTGCCTATGGCCGGCCCAACTACACTGATTATCGCGTCTTGGCCGCGCGCCAGCGCTATCGCGAGGCCTACGCGCGATGAAAGTTCAGCATCTCATCAACGTGAGCGGCGGCAAAGATTCGACGGCGGTCTACTTGCTCGCAATCGAATCCGGTCGGCCGTTCCGCGCCGTCATGGCGGACACTGGCAACGAACACGAAGCAACCTATGAGTACGTCTCGCGCCTACACGAGCGCGCTGGCGGACCAAAAGTGGAGATCGTGCGCGCGGACTTCACGCGCGAACTCGCCCAGCATCGTGCGTATCTTCTTCGCGAGTGGCCCCGACAGGGCATCCCCGACGCGATCGTGCAGCGTGCCGCTGAGCTGCACGAACCAACCGGCAACCCGTTCCTCGATCTGTGTATTAGTAAGGGCCGATTCCCATCCCGCATGGCGCAGTTCTGTACCGACGAGCTGAAAACCATCCCGATCACGTTCCAAGTCGTCGGCCCCATGTTGCGCGCCGGGCCGGTCCTGCAGTGGCTCGGCATTCGCGCCGCCGAAAGCCGCAATCGCGCCAAACAACCGCGCTACAACCGTCATGAGTCGGGTTCGATGGTATGGCGCCCGATATTTCGATGGTCGATCGCTGACGTGTGGGCCATGCACGCGAAGCATGGCCTGCCGCGCAACCCGCTCTACGACCGAGGCATGACACGCGTCGGCTGCATGCCGTGTATCAACTGTCGAAAGGAGGAACTGCGGCTGATAGACCGGCTATTCCCGGAGCATATTGAGCGCATCGCGGATTGGGAGGACGTGCTCTCCCAAGCCAACAAGCGACGTAGCGCGACCTTCTTCGCCGCCGCAACCGACCCGACCGATGTTGACCGGCCCGGCACCTACGCCCGCATCCGCACTCTCGTCGAGTGGTCACGAACAACCCGCGGAGGGCGTCAGTTCGGCATGTTCTTCGATGAGCAGCCCGGCGGCGGATGCGATTCCGACTTGGGTCTGTGTGAGAGGGACGCCGCATGATCGAGCAGTATCGCGAATTCCTCAGCCGCAAGGTTGCCGTTGCTCCGGCGAGTGGCCGCGTCATCACAGACGCTCAGGTCAACCCGATCCTGAAGCCGCACCAACGCGCGATCGTAAGTTGGATGGTGCAGGGCGGACGGCGCGGTTGTTTCGCGGCGTTCGGCCTCGGCAAGGGAATGATCCAGCAGGAGAGCGTGCGCATCGCTTCCGGGATCGTGCAGCGGCCGGGCGGGATCATTCATCCGTTGGGCGTGCGCCAGGAGTTCTACGCCGACGCCGAGAAGCTTGGCATTCCGGTCAAGTTCGTGCGCACCAGCCGCGAGGTTGAGCATGGGGACGTGCTCTACCTGACCAACTACGAGTCCGTGCGTGAGGGCAAGCTTGATCCTCGCTTGTTCGGCGCCGTAAGCCTCGACGAGGCGCAGATCATGCGCGGCTTCGGCGGAACGAAGACCTTCCGCGAGTTCATGGCGACGATGGCCGGCGACGATCGCCGCGAGATCGGAAACCATGTGCGCGGCGAAGAAATCGAGTTCCGCTTCGTCGGCACCGCGACGCCGAGCCCGAATGAATATATCGAGCTGCTCGCGTACGCCGCCTTCCTGGGCGTGATGGACGTTGGCCAGGCAAAGACGCGATTCTTCAAGCGCAACTCGGAGAAGGCCGACCAGCTCACCCTGCACCCGCACAAGGAAGAAGAGTTCTGGCGTTGGGTATCGACCTGGGGGCTGTTCGTCCAGAAGCCGTCAGACATCGATCCCTCATTCAGCGATGAAGGCTACGAGCTTCCGGAACTCGACGTGCGCTGGCACGAAGTGCCGACAAACCATTCCGAGGCCGGCACCGAGAAGGACGGGCAGGGCAGGCTATTCCGCAATGCCGCGGTGGGTGTTCAGGACGCCGCGCGCGAGAAGCGGGAAAGCCTTCCGGCCCGCATCGACAAGATGCTGGCGCTGCGCGCCGAAGATCCTGATGCACATCGTCTCATCTGGCACGACCTGGAGGACGAGCGCAGAGCGATCGAGCAAGCGATTCCATCGTGCGTCACGGTCTACGGCTCTCAGGACCTCGACGAGCGCGAGGCCAACGTCGTCGCGTTCTCGAACGGTGAAATCGCCGAACTCGCCGGCAAGCCCGTGATGCTGGGCAGCGGCTGCAATTTTCAGCGTCACTGTGCCTGGGCGATCTTCCTCGGCATTGGATTCAAGTTCGCCGACTTCATACAAGCGGTGCATCGCATCTATCGATTCCTGCAGACGCGCCAGGTCCGCATCGACCTCATCTACACGGAGGCGGAGCGGGACATTCGGCGCTTGCTCGAACGGCGCTGGAAACAGCACAACTTCATGGTGGCAAAAATGGCTCAACTCATCCGCGACTACGGTCTCGCACACGCCGCGGCCGCCGGGGCATTGGCGCGCTCGCTCGGCGTTGAGCGCGTCGAGGCCTCGGGCAAGCACTATCGCGTCATCAACAACGACTGCGTCGAAGAAACGGCAGCGATGGACGAGAACAGCGTCGACCACATCCTGACGTCGATCCCGTTCGCGACGCAGTACGAGTACACGCCGAGCTATAACGACTTCGGCCATACCGACGACAACGAACACTTCTGGGCGCAGATGGACTTCCTGACGCCGCAACTGCTACGCGTCCTGCGCCCTGGGCGCATCGCGGCGATCCACGTAAAGGACCGCATCACGCCCGGCGGGATCAATGGCTTCGGATTTCAGACCGTCCAGCCGTTTTCCGACGAGTGCATCGCGCACTTCAAGAAGCACGGCTTCGCATTCCTCGCTCGCAAGACCATCGTGACCGACGTCGTGCGCGAGAACAGCCAGACCTACCGGCTCGGCTGGTCGGAGCAATGCAAAGACGGTTCCCGCATGGGTGCCGGCATGCCGGAATACGTGCTGATCTTTCGGAAGCCGCCGACGGATCGCAGCAACGGATACGCCGACGTGCCGGTCGTAAAGGATAAGGCCGCTTTCACGCGGCCGCGGTGGCAGTTCGACGCCCACGGTTTCACACGCTCGAACGGAAATCGGCCCCTGAAACCCGAAGAGCTCGAAGGGCTCGACCAGGCCGCGATTTTCCAATTGTTCCGCAAGCACAGCCTGGAGAACGTCTACGACTTCCGCCATGACGTGCGCATAGCCGAGGCGGTCGACAAGTCCGGCTGGCTGCCCAGCGCCTTCATGCTCCTGCAGCCGCAGTCCTGGCACCCCGACGTCTGGACCGACATCACGCGCATGCGCACGCTCAACGGCGCACAGGCCTCGAAAGGCCGGGAGATGCATCTCTGCCCGCTGCAGTTCGATATCGTCGAGCGCTGCATCGAGCAGTACACGATGGCCGGAGAAACGGTGCTCGACCCCTTCGGCGGGTTGATGACGGTGCCGTATTGCGCGATCAAACTCGGCCGCCGCGGCGTTGGGATTGAACTGAACAAACGATATTGGCTGGATGGCGTTTCCTACTGCGCCGGTGCCGAACGCGACCTCGACATGCCGACGTTGTTCGACATGCTCGAACTGCCTCCCGCTGGTAACTCACTGCCGGAGGCTGCATGAGCACTTCGGTCATGGCCGTGTGCTGGCCACTGCAGATGCCGCCAACGCCCAAGGCCGTGTTGATGTCGCTTGCTGACAATGCAAACGACCACGGCGAGTGCTGGCCGTCAATCGACCGAATTTGTACGCGCACCTGCCTGCATCGCGCGACTGTGATCCGAGCAATCGGCGCGCTCGAGCAGCTTGGCCACTTGGTTGCCGACCGTTCCAACGGGCGGAAGACCCGCTACTGCATCACGCCGAATCTCGATCTGTTCGAAGGCGAAAAACCAGTCGCAGAGCGCAACCAGTCGCACAATGCTACAGGTAGCGCAGCGCAACAGACCGGTCGCGCAGCGCGACTTGACCGGTCGCAGAAAGCGACTAAACCGGTCGCGCAAAGCGACACTAACCGTCAAGAACCTCCAAGAACCACCAAAGCAACCGCCATAGCGACTGGAACTCGCCTGCCGGAAGATTGGCAGCCGTCAACCACGCTTCGGGAATGGGCAGCATCAGAGTTCCCCGGGATCAATTTGAAAGCGGCGTTGGACGAGTTCCGCGACTACTGGAAAGGGGTCCCTGGCCAACGCGGCCGCAAGTCTGATTGGGACGCAACGTTCCGAAACCGCGTGCGCGAGATCGCGCGGCGGCAACCACGAGGATCGAACTATGCAAACGGCAACGCAGGCGGCGCTCTCAGCGCTGCCGATCGGGTCGCGCGCGCAAACGCAGAAGCCGAAGCTGACGACGACGCCATCGACGTCTAAGCCGGTGGCGCAGCCGGAGAAGCTGGTTCGCCTGCTCTGGCAGCGCATGGCCGAAATCTACGGCCATCGCTGGGTGTCGAGCTATGGCGACGATGCAGGCAAGAGCACGGGGAAGACCTGGGCCCGGGGCCTGGCCGGCTTGCAGCCCGAACAAATCGCCAATGGCATCGAAGCCGCGCTGATCAGCGCCGAACCGTGGCCACCGACATTGCCGGAGTTTCGGGCGATGTGCTTGTCCGTCCCCACATTCGCCGGTGTGCGCGCCGCGATCGACTCGAAGAGTACTTCGCCGTTCGTGCGCCAGGTGTGGATGTACCTCGACAGCTACCGCTTTTCGCGCGCCTGCCAAGATCTCGCCGATCGGTTGCTACGCAGCGCCTACGAGCTGGCGCGGGAGCACGTCATGCGCGGCGGCGCGCTGCCGCAGGAGTCGGCCGGCGAACTGTCGGCGCCAGCGAAGGAAGTCCGAACGCCCGCGACGGATGAGACCGTGCGAAAGAGCATGGCCGACATCGAGGCGGCACTCGGCGGCGGGGAGGTCGGTGCGGAATGAGCGCATTGCCGAATCAGAAGACGAAGGCAAAGCGCCAGCGCCGACCGATCTATTTCCGGGTCGAAAAGCTGATGCGGCCTGAGACAGGCGAACTCGTCGGCGCGCTGGTGCCGCGATTCCGCTGCGACCAGCGGGAAATGCGGGACCGAAAGTACTCCACCGGAAGTGAGGTCCGTGCGGAGCTCAAGAAGCCGCGCAACCCGAAATTCCATCGTCTTGGCCACGCGCTCGGCGAACTTGCTGTCGAGCACATCGAGGGTTTCGCCGGCACGTCTGCGCACGATGCCGTCAAGCGCCTGCAGCGGGAATGCGGAGTCTGCTGCGAAACGATGGTCCTTGATCTCGGCACGCTCGGCCACGTACCCGTCAGCGTACCGCGATCGATCAGCTTCGACGAAATGGACGAAGCCGATTTCAACGCCTTGGTGCACGCCATCTGTCGGCACATCTCGACGCATTACTACCAGGGCACGCCGCCCGAAGAAATCGAGGAACTAATCCGCAAAGTGGAGGAAGGGCAGTGATGTCGATTCGGAGCCTACTTCGAATTGCTCGAAGGCGATGCGTCTTGTGCAACCTGACTCTTCGGTGCGATGGCACGAAGTGCAGCGATCAGGGCAATCAGGAGCGCTATGAAACTAGCCATAGCCTTTTTTCGGTCGAAGTCCCGAAAATTATGTTGCTCCAAAAAATCGGAAGATGCGTAACGGACCTGCAAAAGATAGTCATGGAGCCTCGTCACGGCAATTTGTTGTGGCGTCGTCAGCGTCGCCAAGCTTTCATCGTATCGCTGCAGGCGCTTTCTGGCCAATTCTGCCTCGTCACGTACGCCGCGGGCCATTTCCTCTTCTGCGTTTCCATCCACTTCTTTGCCAAGCTGGTGGGCAAATTTTTCGAGCACATTTCGCGCATCCAGGCAAGTTATTGCGATGGATTCTCCGAGTCTGATGGCGGCGCGAGCCTCTTGCGCCTGCCACAGCAAAAAAGCTCCTCCTACAGCACCTATGGCGCCGGCGACAGACCCAAACAGGGACGTGATGGTGTCTGGAAGTTTCCATCCGAGAGGAACAGAGAGTCCAACCCCTGCGAGGAAGCATATTGCGCCCAACAGCAGCAGGTTTGCGTTCGAGTAGCACCACATTGCGAAACGCTGCATGGCTTTCGTCTTCCCCGATTTTGGAGCCATAACACTGCCCAGATTCGGCCAGGGTTGCAAGTAATGCGCTCGCGCCCGCGCACCAGCAATCGGAACTGCCGCAGCTCGCTGAGCGATTTGATGGAAAAACAAACCCTAGTTGCTGAGAAATGTCTATGAAGGTCATGAAGGAAGCCGAGTTCGTCCTGCCTAACGGGCAGCTCGCGACGTTCAAGTCGCCAACGTTCTCGCAGTGGTGGCTCGCGCACCTCGGAAGTAGCGAAATGTTCCTTGCTCGGCTCGTAGCAACTTGCGTCGAAATCGATGGGCAGAAGCTGAGTGCTGACCAGTGGTTTGCACTCGACTTCGAGGACATATCGCCGGCGGTTCAGCACGTAGTCGCATTCCTTGAGCGTGTGAACAAGTACGGGAAGGGCGTTGGATGATTTTCCGCTCCGAACTCTGGCTGCAAGCCGTCCGCGATATCGGCAAGTGCATGAACTGCGACGCGGTGTGCCGCCCGGATCCTGCGCACCGAAACGAGGGCAAGGGCATGGGGTTGAAGCAGCACGATTCGCTCGTCGCCGCGCTATGCCGTAAGTGTCACGACCTGCTCGACCAGGGTTCACGCCTCGGGCGCGAGGAACGTCGTGCGCTCTGGAATCGCGCGTACGCGCGCACGATGCAATGGCTGACCGACGCTGGGTTTTTCGATCAGTTAGCGATCAGGGAGCGCGGGTATAGGCCGCCAAGCAAGATCATCCCGAGGGCAGCAGCATGACCGCGCGGCGAATGGGGAAGGTATATGAATTCGAGGGCGAGGAATTGACGCTTCGGCAGATCCAGGAGCGCCTTCCGGTGCTGTCGACTCGCACGATTCAGAAGCACGTCGAGGAAGGGCGCACGACTCGGCGAGAGATCCTTAGCTACGACGGCGCCAGTAAGTCTCGCGCTGCGTCGATCGCGAACGCGAAGAAGCGCAAACGGATGCAATTTTGATGACGGTCTACACAAAGCCCGAACGCGTAGCAGAGCGCGCGATCAGCCGGCGGCTACGATCGCTAATCCTGCGCGATCCCTGCGCGCATTGCCGATTCCGACAACAGGTGTTCGAGAAATCCATCTGCTCCGGCGCGATCGGCCGCACGATCTGGGCGTGCATCAGCGATGGTAAGACGCCGAGCTTTGAACTTGACGAGACGACGATAGGTAGCATTTCATGATCAGTGAATCTCAGCTCGAAATCAGGCTGGAACAGTGGGTACGTGAATACGGTCACGGTGGATCCATGCCGCATGTCAGCACGCGCAACTTCCTGCAATCGCTGATCGATCACAAAGGTTTCGTGCCGTCGAAGCGCGGGCATGTTGCTGTACAGCTTGGCACTGCAGCAGATGAAGTTGAGGCCGCCGTAATTGCTCTGGCTCAGATGCGCGGAGAGCCCGGCACGACGAATGCTCCGTTCCGTGCCGCGATGTGCCTGCGGGCCTACTACTTGTCGCCGAAGCATTGGCCAGAGGACGAGCGACTGCGGGAACTCTCACGCGCAGGGCTAAGCATCAGCCGACAGACATTCTATCGAGCGGTCCAGTACGGCCGCGAGTTCCTCCTTCAATCGCTAGCGCAGCCGCGTGCAGCGGCTTGAAGCGAAGTTGTGTAGCTACAAGATTCGAGAAATGATGCAGGCCACATGACGATCAATTACATCAAACACTTCGACTCTCAGGGCCGTCTGCGCAACCTGTCGGATTGGTGCATCTATTCGGCGTTCGCCAATCTTCCAGATGGCGGCGGCATCGTGAAGGTGGGCATTTCTCAGTCGCCACTCCGGCGCATCTACAACGTCCATTGCGGAAGCCCTTTCGAGATCGAAGCCGCACTGTGGGCGCACGTCGGTACGAAGGAGTCTGCACTCAGCATAGAGCGGTCCGTGAAGTATCGATTCGCTTCACATCGTACGCGCGGTGAATGGTTTTCCTTCGACTTCGCCAGCCAAGACGAGAAACAGTTTTTCCATGCGACTTTCCACCGCGCCTACATGCGCACCACGGGGCGTCGCTTGGCATGGCGAAAAACCACGATCGAAAAGATCAAGGAAGTGCTCGAAGTCGCTTGACGTTGGGACGAAAAAGGAGTTAGATACGCGACGATGGCCGCAGTCCCAACTGCGGACATTTTTTTGCCTTTTTGAAGCCCGGCCAAGTGCCGGGCTTTTTCGTTTCAGCGGCTTAGATCAGTAGCAGATCGCCTGGCTCATAACCAGGAAGTCGTCCGTGCAAATCGGGCAGCCGCTACCACTTTCGCTCCGTTCCGAGTGTTCCGGCCTACACCGGACGTTGGGCGTGGCCGTGCCATACGGTCAGCGGAGCGGAAACCATCTGCGGTAGCTAGAGCAAGTAGCCGCCCCCGCCGAGAGGCGCCAGCGGTTTGCCTGACGATTTCGTGTGCATACCACATCGCTACCGCAGACCTATTCAAATCCCATGACCGACGAACAGATCAAGACTGCACAGAGAGAGCGGCGCATCCAATGGGAGCGCCGGGCGCAGACCGTGATGCTCGGCATCTTGGTCGCTGGCGGCGGATATGCGCTGTCCTGGGTCGGTGGCCTCATCGTCCAGATCCCGCTGATCGCGCAACGCATGGACGTCATCGACATCAAGATGTCGGCGACGTACCAGGCCAAGGACGCGAAACGCGATTTCGATCTGGTCGACGGCCGGCTCGCCGACATCGAAAAAAAAAATGACGCGCAGGAAGTGAAGATCGACAACCTCGACAAGCGGTTGCTCCTGATCGAAACCACTTCGGCGATCAAGGCGAACCGCAAGTGAGGGCGAAGATCATCGGTGGCACCGCGGCCGCTGTTGCGCTCGCGGCTCCGATGGGTGCGTATTACGAAGGCGTCTTTCCGATCGGATATGCCGATCCTGTCGGAATCCCGACGGACTGCGTCGGCGAAACTCAGGGCGCCAAGGTTGGCGTGCAGCGGTTCACGTTCGAGCAATGCTTGCGTCGATACAACGCGCGGCTGCAGGCCAACTGGGATCGCGGTCTCTCGGACTGCATCGTGACAGACGTGACAGTCTGGCAGGGCGCCGCGTTGCTCAGCTTCTCCGACAACGCCGGCATCGCGGCAACTTGTGGAAGCACGATGGTGCGCATGCTCAATGCCGGCGCGCCGCCGGACATCTGGTGCGCGCAGATGAATCGCTGGGTGTACGCGAAGAAGGTCGGCGTGACGATTCGTCTGTCCGGCCTGGTGAAACGGCGCGCGGCCGAAACCGCGCTTTGCTTGGGAAATCAGCCATGATCATCCTCGGAATTCTTCTCGGCGCCGCCGCCGGCTACTGGCTCGGCTGCAATCGTGATCTATCCACCAAGCTTCCGGACTGGCACCGCCGGACATGAGCCTCCTCACGGAAGCCGCCATTGTCGGCTTGCTGGTGCTGGCAGGGATCATCACGGGCGCGTACTTCGGTTACGACTACGCGTCGTCCAAGGGCGAAGCGAAGTATCAGGCGCACCTTGCGGCCGATCGCGTTGGCGAGGAGAACGCGCAACGTGCCGCGAGGATGCGCGAATACGAGCTCGCAGTGGCCGCCAATGGAGCTGCGCAATCCTACGAACAGGGGAAAGCCGATGCACAAGCACAAGCGGATCGGACTGCTGCTGATCTTCTCGCTGGCAATCTGCGGCTGCAAAACCGTTGGGCCGGCTGTGAAGCCGATCGAACCTCCGAAGCTTCCGCCGCTACCCGCAGGCTTAATGCTGCCACCGCAGACCGAGCAGCGAGTGCGGGACGAATTGTTTCAGCCGCAGCGGAGTGTGACGCCCAAGTCAGCGGACTCCAAGCACTCCTGATCGCTGAGCGGAAGTAGGGCATCGTCGATGCCACGCTCGGCTCCACGGCACCGGCCGATCTCGGTCCGTGCGCCGTTGCACCGCGTGCCGGAGCCAGACCGCCAGGCCCGCCGCGCGCTGCCGACCAACAGCGCGGCATGGCGCCGGATCCGCGCGCGGCACCTGAGGGACGAGCCGCTATGCCGGGTGTGCCTGGCCAAGGGCATCGTGACGGCGGCAACCGACGTCGACCACATCGACGGGGATTCGACCAATGACGTGCCGGGCAATCGGCAGTCGCTCTGCCGGCCCTGCCATTCCAGCAAGACTGCGCGCGAGAACGGTGGGTTCGGAAACAAGGTCAGGAAATGAGCAACGACAAGAGCTGCGCCCATCGCTTTGACCTGAACTTCTACGGTCTGGCCAGCTATCCCGATCGCTTGGTTCCTTGGTGTTGCGCCGAAGCGCCGGATATCCCGGCCGGCCGCACCACCGGCAGGCTGCGGTCATGTGCCTACTGTGGTTCGATGCATCCTGCGGATGTGGCCGATGCGATCCGCCGCGGCGCGCGCGGGCATTGGGCCGACTTCAAGTACGGCTGGCCGCACAAGGCGTATCTCGACGGTGTCCCGAACCCGCACGCCGGCATGCTTGAGTCTCGCATGAGCATGAGCCATCCACTGCAGGACGAGATCACGGCGGGCAAGTGGGTGCAGGTGCCTGATGGCTTCGACTCCACCACGGGCGCGCAGCGCCTGCGCTGGGTTGAGGCGGGCAGACCTGCAGGCGCTGTGACGCACGGCAAGTTCTACAGCGTGCACCTGCAGGATGCCAGTGCAGACGACCGCGGTCTGATCGAGCAGCACCTCGGCCTCGCATTCCAGTTCGACGACAACGGCGGAGTGCGTTGGGTCCGCATCGAGTCGATCGAACCGTCACAAACCTGAACGCGAAACTGAACAACCTGAACAACCTGAACGGGTTTACCAACCTGAACGGGTAGGGGGGCCAAATTCCTTCGGGCTGAATGGCCCGCGATACGGGCGCCCAGCCAAATTTTCGCGCGTGCAATTCCAAAATTCCGTTTTTCGACCATGCCGAAGCCGCGCAAGCCCCACAACCTGAAGGTCATCTCGGGCACCGACCAACCGTGCCGGCGCGTTGACGGCGCTGTGGACCTTCCGCTCGTCGACTCCGTGCCGACTGCGCCGGACTGGCTGCCCAATGCGCATGCGACCAAGGAATGGGATCGGCTCGCGCCGATCCTGCACGCGAACAGGCTGCTCACCGAGGCCGGCATTTCTGCTCTCGGTCAGTTGTGCGCGCTGCACGGCAAGGTCGTGCAGTTATATGCCGCCGGCGAGAGTCCGCATGCGTCGATGGTGTCGCAGCTGCGCGGCCTGTTGAACGATTTCGGCCTCACGCCGGTGGCGCAGGGCAAGGTCAAGGCGATCGGTGGCAAGGAAGAAACGAAGAACCGCTTCGCCAACAACGGCAGGCGGTGAGCGCGACTACCTCGCGCTCGCGCTGAAGTATGCGCGCGCCGCGGTCGCGGACAAGAAAGGGAAGGAATTCTGCAAGCTGATACGGCAGGCGGCGCGGCGACTGCTGGGCGATCTGAAGCGCGCGAAAACGCGCGACTGCAGCTTCTATTTCGACGAGTGGCATGCGCGCGATGCTTGCGACTTCATCGAGAAGCTGCCGCACGTCGAGGGTGTGTGGAAGAACCCTGACGGCACAGACCAGCCGAACATCGTGCTGGACGATTCGCACATCTTCTTCGTCGTGCAGTTGTTTGGGTTCCGCAACCGCAGCGACGGCCGCCGGCGATTTACATCCGCGTTGTTCGCGGTGGCGCGCAAGAACGCGAAGTCGACGCTCGCCGCGGCGATCCTGCTGTACTGCCAGTGCTGCGAACAGGAGCCCGGCGCGCAGGTCATCAGCGCGGCGACGACCGGCTCGCAGGCGCGGATCATATTCAACGTCGCGAAGCGGATGGCGGAGAAAACGCCTGATCTTCGCGAGGCGTTCGGGCTGGAGTGCTGGGCGAACGCGATCAGCCGCGTTGAAACGGCGTCGACATTCAAGCCGATCAACGCAAAGGCAAGCACGCAAGACGGCCTGAATCCGTCGCACACAGGTATGGACGAGATCCACGCCCACAAGACGGCGGACCTGTTGAACGTGCTGACGTCCGCGGCCGGCGCGCGCGCGTCGCCGCTGTGGCTGTACACCACCACCGAGGGATATCTCAACCCGGGGCCGTGGGCCGACCTGCGCCGCTTCGCGTTCCAACTTCTCGAAGGCGTGTTCGGGAACGATGCCGACCACTTCCTCGCCGTCTTCTTTGCGGTCGACGAGGGCGACAACGACTTTGACGAGTCGAAGTGGGTCAAGGCGAATCCGCTGATCGCGCGCAATCCGCATCTGCTCGCGGCGATCCGAAAGGAAGCCGTCGAGGCGAAGGCGATGCCTTCGAAGCTCGCCGAGTTCCGCATCAAGCGGTTGAACAGGCAGGCGGCCGCGGCGAATGCATGGGTCGACCTGCAGAAATGGCAGGCCTGCAGCGGCGCGGTTCTGCTCGACGCGCTCGTCGGCGTGCCGTGCTGGGGCGGCCTCGACTTGGCCAGCACGCGCGACCTGTGTTCCTTCCGGCTGGTATGGAAGTTGGACGAGCTGTACTTGACCTATGGCCGGCGGTGGGTGCCAGCCTGGGCGGTAGCACAACGAACGGAACGCGGCACGGTGCCCTATGCCGCATGGGTTGAGCAGGGGTTGCTTGTGCAGACCGAAGGCGATGTCACCGATTACGCTGTGATCGAGAAGGACATCCTCGATCTGAGCAAACGATTCCAGCCGAAGGCGATTGCGTTCGATTCCTGGAACGCGACCGACCTGGCGAACCGCCTGATCGCGGAAAACCTGCCGATGGTGCAGTTCATCCAGGGGCCGAAGTCCTATCACCCTGCGATGCAGGAGTTGGAACGTGCCTACATCGGCGGGAATCTCGCGCACGGTGGCGATCCTGTGTTGGCGTGGTGCGCGGCCAATTTAGTGCCCCGGAGCGACGCCAACAACAACACGGCTCCGGACAAGAAACGCTCGGCCGAGAAGATCGACGACATGACCGCGCTTCTGATGGCCACGGGCGTGTCTCTGACGAGTCGTGAGCCTGAGAAGAAGTACCAGATGTTCATCATCTGACGAGTATGCAAATTCACCTCGACGGCCCGCTGAAGCGGGTCTTCGCGTTTCAGGAGGCAAGAAATTGAAAACCAATCGCGCCTATTCGACCCTCGAACTGAAGGCGGTCAGCGACGCCGAAGGGAAGCGTCAGTTCACCGGCATCGCGAGTACCGTCAGCACGGATCGAATGTCCGATATTGTGGAGCCGAAGGGGATGCAGGCGAAGCTCCCGGCGCCGCTGCTCTGGCAGCACGATAGCGACGAGCCGATCGGCTGGGTCACCGCCGCGCGGGTTTCGGACAAAGCGATCGAGGTCGACTGCGAGGTGGCGAACATCCTCGAACCCGGCAATCTCAAAGATCGCCTCGACGAGGCATGGCAGTCCATCAAGTCCGGCCTGGTCCGCGGCCTCTCAATCGGCTTCAACCCGATCGAGACGGCAAGGATCGAAGGCACCTACGGCATGCGGTTCATCGCCTGGGAGCTGCTCGAGCTTTCGGCGGTGACGATTCCCGCGAATGCCGACTGCTCGATTCAAACAATCAAGTCGATCGACTCACGTCTGCGTGCCGCGTCCGGCAAATCGCAGCGCGCATCGGTGCGGCTGATTTCACCGCCCGGCGACTCGGGTGCAAAGCGCAAATCCGTTCAACTCATCCCGAGGAACCAAAAATGAAGACCATTTCGGAACAGATCAAGGATCTGGAAGCTACGCGCGCCGCGAAGGCCGCGCGCATGGAAGAAGTGATGCGCAAGTCGATGGACGAAGGTCGATCGACCGAGGCCGACGAAGCCGAAGAGTTCGACACCATCGCCGAGGAGATCAAGACCATCGACCAGGACCTGGTCCGCCTGCGCAAGCTCGAATCGCTGAATGTGCAGCGCGCCGCCGCCGTTTCCGGCGACAGCACGACTGCGGCAACGACCTCGCGCGCCGGCGCGACCGGTCCGACCATCATCGTCGCGCCGAAGGACGCGGCCGAGAAGTTCAAGGGTCAGAACTACACCCGCATGGTCATCGCCAAGGCGCTCGCGCGTATGGGCGACAATTCGTGCGCGCCGTCGGTCATCGCTCAGCAGCGCTGGGGCAAGACCAATCCGACCCTCGTCGCCATCATGAAGGCGAACGAAGTTGCCGGCGGCGGAAGCGGTGCCGGCGAGTGGGGTTCCGAGCTCGTGCAGGCGAATGGCCTCTATACCGGCGACTTCATCGAGTTCCTGTATGCGGCGACCCTGTTCGACAAGCTGCCGCTGCGCCAGGTGCCGGCGAACGTGACGATCAAGGGTCAGGACGGTCAGGCGACCGGATACTGGGTGGGTCAGTCCAAGGCCATCCCGGCATCGGCCGCCGATTTCTCGGCGGTGACGCTGACGCCGCTGAAGGTCGCCGCACTGGCCGTGATCTCCAATGAACTGCTGCGCGACTCGACGCCGGCGGCCGAGCAGCTCGTGCGCGATGCCCTGGTGAACGCCAGTGCGCAGCGCGTGGACTCGACGTTCATCTCGTCGGCCGCGGCATCGGCCGGCGTGTCGCCGGCGGGCATCCTCAATGGCCTGACCGCTGGCACTTCCGCCGGCACCGACGGTGCCGGATTGCGCGCGGACGTGAAGGCGCTGTACGCGCCCTTCATTGCCGCGCACAACGCGGCCGATCTGATGTTCGCGATGAACCCGTCTCTCGCGAAGTCGATCCAGCTCATGGTGAACGCCCTGGGTCAGACCGAGTTCCCGGGCATCAATACGGGCGGCGGCTCGCTGCTCGGTGACAACGTCGTGACCGGCGACAACGTGAACGCCGCGCACCTGATCCTGCTGAAGCCGTCGGATATCTGGCGCATCGGCGATCTGGGCGTCGAGGTTTCGATCTCGCGCGACGCCATGATCGAGCAGAGCACCTTGCCGACCGGCGCAACCGATACGCCGGTGGCGGCGTCGGCGACGATGACGTCGATGTTCCAGGAGGAATCGACCGCGATCAAGGTCGTTCGCCCGATCAACTTCGCGAAGCGTCGCGCATCGGCCGTGCAGTACATCGGCGACGCGAATTACGGCGCCCACACGCCGTAAGCACCGTTCGGGATGGCCCTGCGACATGCGGGGCCATCCGTTTCCCGGAGTAATTCATGCGCATCGAAGTGAAATCCAAGCCCTTGCTCTATAAAGGGCGCCGAGTTCAAGTGGGCGACATCGTCGAGGTTTCGGCGCAGGACGCACGCGTGCTCATCGCGGTTAAGCTCGCAGTACCAGCGGCCGAAGAAGTCGCCGAGGCGCAGCCCCAGAAGCGCTCGTACAAACGCCGCGACATGAGGGCTGAGAAGCCTGGTGACGAATCGGATGGCGATGCTGGAACGAAAGCTGATGGCGAAGCGAAGGGCGAGACCGAACAGTGAAGCTCCTCCCCGGGCCGTTGCGCCGCGCCTTCGCGGCGATCAAGAAATCAGCGAGTCCGCCGCCCGTTCTGACGCCGGCGGATACCGGCCGCGGTTGGATTAGCTGGTGGATCGGTCGACCGGAAACCGATTTCCAGCAGGATGTCAAACCGACGACCGACAGCATCCTCGCCTATCACGCCGTCTTCTCGTGCGTGACGCTGATCGCCGCCGATATCGGCAAACTGCGCGTCAAGCTGATGCAGCAAGATGGATTCGGCGGCCTATGGTCCGAGACGCAGAACCCGGCGTATTCGCCGGTGCTCCGCAAGCCGAACCACTTTCAGAATCACATCCAGTTCAAGGAATTCTGGATTGGCTCGAAGCTGTCGCGCGGCAACACCTACGTTCTGAAGGAGCGAGACAATCGCGGCGTGGTCGTTGCGCTCTACGTGCTGGCGCCTGATCGCGTGCAGCCGCTCGTCGCGCCCGACAGCTCGGTGTACTACCGCTTGAACCTGGACTACATGTCGGGCATCGAATCGGATGTCGTGGTGCCGGCTAGCGAGATCATCCACGATAGGATGAACTGCCTGTTCCACCCGCTGGTCGGCATTTCTCCGCTTTACGCCTCTGGCCTTGCTGCCATTCAGGGGTTGCGGATTCAGAATAACAGCGTCGCGTTTTTCGCGAACGGCTCGAAACCCGGCGGCGTTCTCACCGCGCCCGGTTCGATCAGCGATGAAACAGCGAAACGGCTGAAGGAATATTGGGACACCAATTTCACCGGCGCGAATGCCGGCAAGGTCGCGGTGCTCGGCGACAATCTGAAATACGAGGCGATGGCGGCCACGGCGGTCGACTCGCAGCTCGTGGAGCAGTTGCGCTGGTCGGCGGAAGTCGTCTGCAGCACGTTCCACGTTCCCCCGTTCAAGATCGGGATCGGCAACATGCCGACCTTTCAGAACGCGGAAATCCTGAACCAAATCTACTACGACGACTGTCTGCAGTCCTTGATCGAGTCGATGGAGCTCTGCCTCGATGAAGGTCTCGGGCTCGGTTTGACAACCGGCACGGAACTCGACCTTGAAGGACTCATGCGCATGGATACCGCGACGCAGGCGCGCGTCGAGGGCGATCTGGTGAAGGCCGGCATCAAATCGCCCAACGAGTCCCGAGCCCGCTTCGATTTGAAGCCCGTGAAGGGCGGCGATTCGCCATATCTGCAGCAGCAGAATTTCAGCCTCGAGGCGCTCGCAAAGCGCGATGCGCTCGAAAACCCGTTCGTCATCGATCGACCGACATCGAATCCAACGCCGTCCGCCGACGGCTCGGCGGCTACCGCAGATCCGAGTCAGCCAGCGAAAGAGGCGGACTGGCAACGAAAATCCTTTGAGGCACTCGCATTGGAGTTGGCGGAATGAATGATCCGGTCGAGTGGGGGAAGAACGTCGCTTCACTGGTGAAGGGCTACGTCGCAAGGGCAGCCGATGCACTCAATGGCCGGATCAACGCTCTGGAGCGCCAGATTGCGGCGATTCCAGTCGGCGCCGCCGGAAAGGATGGCACACCGGGCGAGCGCGGTGTCGACGGAGCCAACGGAAAAGATGGCGTCAATGGTGCGCAGGGTCCGGCTGGACCGCAAGGCGAAAAGGGCGAAGCTGGCACCCCTGGCATGGCTGGTAAGGACGGCATCGCCGGCAAGGACGGCGAGCGTGGCGAGCAGGGGATGCAGGGCGAACCTGGCAAAGACGGAGCCGACGGAGCGCCCGGACCTAAGGGCGAGAAGGGCGACACCGGCGCCGCGGGCAAGGATGCAGAACCCATCACCAAAGCGCAGCTCGTGGAAGCTTTGAAGGCGATGCCGGAAGTCCTGCTCGAGGCAGTTGCCGAATACCTCTCCGCCAATCCCCCGGCGCCAGGCAAGGATGGCGTCAACGGACGCGATGGGAAGGATGCGGAGCCAATCAACGAAGAAATGATCGCGCGCGCGGTTGCTTCGCACATCGCGTTGAATCCGCCGGCCGCTGGCCGCGACGGTCGCGATGGCCTTCCTGGTTTGCCGGGCGCGAAGGGCGAGGATGGAAAGCATGGCCGCGACGGCCTGGACCTCAGCAACTTCAGTGCCGAACTGGATCCCGACGGTCGCACAGTGCTGCTGACTCTGAAGAACGGCGACCGCGTCGAACACGCGCACCTGACCTTCCCGGTCGTCATTGACCGCGGAGTATTCCGTGAGACCGGGCAGGAATCCGGCGCGCAGTACGAGCGGGGAGATGGCGTGACCTATGGCGGCAGTTTCTGGATCGCCCAGAAGGATTCGCCTACCGGCAAGCCCGGCGAGCCAGGTGCGGACGGCTGGCGACTCGCGGTCAAGCGTGGCCGCGATGGCAGGGATGGCGCTGCGGGCAAAGATTTCTCTCCCCCGAAGCCGGTGAAGCTGCCATGACCCTGCCTGTCACTCTCGAGCAGGCCAAGGCGCACCTGCGCGTTGTCGATTCTGAAGATGATTCGGATATTGCCGACAAGTTGCTGTCCGCGCAGGCGGCGGTGCTGAATTATCTCAAGCTCAGCTCGCTCGACTCGCTCAAGGCAGGCAGCCCGGCCAATTTCCCCGCTGGAGTGGACGGCGCAGTATCGGCGGCGACGCTGCTACTTGTGGGATACCTGTACCGAAATCGCGACACCGACGTCGACCGTGAATGGGAAGCCGGATTTCTGCCGAGACCGGTGACCGCGCTTTTGTATCCGCTGCGTGATCCGACTCTCGCATGAGCGGACTATCTGCGGGACGTCTGCGGCACCGGGTCAGAATCGAGAAGCCAGGCGATTCCCGTGATCCAAGCACCGGCGAGCCGATTCCGGGCGACTGGGTCCTGGTTGCCGACAGCGTGCCGGCGGAGATCGTTGCGCTATCGGTCCGCGATTATCTCGCCGCCGCGCAGCACCAATCCCAGATCACGGCGCGGATCGTGATCCGGTATCGCGCCGGGATCACGTCGAATATGCGCTGCACCGATCTGGCGACGGGCACGATCTACAACATCCAGGCACCGCTCGCTGATCCGGAATCCGGGCGCGAGTACTTGACCTTTCCGTGCTCGACGGGCGTGAACGATGGCTGAGATTTTTGCGACGCTTGCGGCCGCTCCGGCTGTCGCCGCGATCGCCGGCGATCGAATTTATCCGTTGCGTCTGCCTGAAGGGATGACGGCGCCGGCTGTGACGTGGCAAGGCATTGGAGGCGGGGTCTACACCGATCTCGACGGCGACTCCTACGACGGCCAGCGCGTTCAGTTCACTTGCTGGGCGCCCACGCTCGCCCAAGCGAAGGAACTGGCTAAGGCGGTTCGGCCGGCGCTCAAGGTACTCGGCGTCTGCGTCAGCTACAACGGCGAGTCATACGAGGACGACACCAAACGGTTCGGAGTGAGCTTCGACTTCGTGTTCTGGGAGTTCGACACGTGAGCCGAGTGCAAGGCCTCGACGAGATCGTCGCGAACATGCGGCGCATCCCCGAGCTGATCGCTGGCAAGGGCGGCGGCCCGATCCGCAAGGCCCTGTTCGAAGCGGCAAAGGTCGTTCGCGAGGACGCGAAGCGTCGCGTTCCTGTCGGTAGTGATGATGACGCGCACTTGCGCGACAACATCATCATGCGCCGCGATCGCAACCCGCCGAACGGCGTCGCAGAGCACTATTCGGTGACGGTGCGCTACCGCCCGAAGAAGTACAAGAACACCCGCCGCAACCGCCAGAAAGGGCGAGTTGGTGGCACGTATCAGAACTTTGGCGAGTTCTATTACTGGCGCTTTGTCGAGTTCGGCACCAGCAAGATGCCGGCCCGGCCGTTCCTGCGGCCGGCGTTCGAGTCGAACAAGCAGGCGATGCTCGACACGTTCAAGAACACGCTCTCCGATGCCGTGCGCACTGCTCTGCAGAGCGCCGGCATGGGCTGGCAGTAATCCACTGGCCCGCGCGAGCGGGCCATCTCATTTCTGCGGAGCGCTCTGCAGGAAACCGACCGTCGAGAGACGGCCGTTCTCGACCGCCGTGAGGCGGCCATACCCATCGATGGAAGAAAACCACCATGAACGAAATGAAAACCCAGGGCACCGAGCTCTACGTCCTCGATGACGTGACCACGCCCGGCACTCCCGCTCCGCTGAAGATCGCCAACATCACCAACATCGGCGAACTCGGTGGCCAGACCGACGACATCGACACGACCGACCTCGACAGCAAGGCGAAGGAATTCATCCAGGGCCTGCCGGACAACGGTGAACTCTCGCTCGAGCTGAAACTCAACAAGGGCGATTCGGGCCACAAGTTCCTGTGGAAGCGTTCGAAGGAAGGCGGTGACACCCGGAAGCAGTACATCATCCTCGGTTCGGACGGCACCGGCGCGCCGACGCTGAGCAAGGGCGTTGCATCGGTCAACGTCACGGCAGGCGGCACCGGCTACACGACCCCGCCGACGGTGACTTTCGCGGCGCCCTCCGGCGGCGGCACGACGGCGACCGGCACGGCCACGGTTTCGGGCGGCGTCGTCACCGGCATCACCATCACCAACCCGGGCAGCGGCTACACGGCGCCTCCGTCCATCACGCTCGGCGGCCCCGGCACCGGCGCGACGGCGACGGCAACCCTCAGCGCCGCGACGCTCACGGCCCCCACGGGACGCTTCTACCTGTCGTTCGTCGCCGGCGTGAAGTCGTTCAAGACCGCGGCCATGCCCGTCAACACCGTTCTCAAGGCGAACTGCGCGCTCAAGATCTCCGGCGCCGTGAATTCGACGCTTGACGAGCCGTAACCCGCAACCGCAAGCAACGGCGTTTCACTTTCACGGCTTGCAGTCGCGGGGCGCGTCTAAGGCGTTGTTCGCCGTGGCGCACATTCGCGCCACGCGACTGCATTACGAGGTACGGCAATGAATCTTCTCAAGGAAATTAACGATTTCGCAGGTTCGCAGGTTCAGGACCGCAAGATCGAATACAAGGGCAAGACCAAGACCTTCTACTTTCGCGAACTGGACGCCGGCGAAGCCGAAGACCTGTTCTCGATCTTCACCGGCCTGGACGACAGGCAGCGCGCGAAGGCGTCGAAGGGCTTTCGCAACAAGGTGCTCGCCAAAATCCTCTGCGACGAGGATGGCGCACCGAATCTGAGCGTCGAAGACGCCGCCGGCATCCGCAACCAGCTCGCGGTCAAGCTGATGGACGCCGCGCTCGAGGTGAACGGCCTCGACACCAAGAAGGACGAGAAAGCCGGCGGTGACGAGGGAAAGGAGTAACGCTTCACGATCCGCTGTGGTGGGCCCTGTTCATTCGAACGGGGCTTCCGCCGCGGGTCGCGAAGCGGATGCTGACCTACCGCGAGTTCATTGAGTTCTCGCGTTATTGCGTCAAGCAGCCGATCGACGATCGCGCGAACTTCCATCTGCCGATCGCGATGCTCGCCGCGCTCTACAAGGTGCATCACCAGAAGGCGGAATCTGATCCGCCGTCGCTCGAAGACTTCCTCGTGTTCGGCGGGCTGCAAGAGCCCGAGCGGCAGGAGCCGCAGGACGTCGACGACCAACTCCGGCACATCGCCTTTATGTTCAAAGCTTGATAGCGATCCCGCGAAGGCGGGGTCGCTGTTTGAGCCGGAACGCTTTACGCGCGTCGCTTTTTCGATTCCGCCGGCGTCACGGACAAAAGTTCGTCATCTACCCTACGGTCGCCCTTCCAGATTTTCCCGGGCGACTTCGATACAAACTTCCCCGTGGCCGAGTCGCGCGTGAGCAGGTCGCTTCCGGCCGAGACACGTGCCACAGAGTCACGTGCGACAGGCTTACGTTTCACGACAGGCAACTTTTTGACCAGTGGACGCAGTTGCAGCCCGAACGCGTTGACCACTTTCAGAATCGTCTCGAAGCTAGGATTGGCATCGCCGGAGAGCGATTTGTAAAGGCTTTCTCGGCCAACACCAATCTGCTGCGCTAGTTGAGTCATGCCGCGCGCGCGCGCAATGGTCCCTAGTGCCTTGGCGATGAAGTTCGCATCGTCGCCAGCTTCTTCAAAACAGGCCTCTAGGAAGAGCCGAATGTCCTCATCGGTCTTCAAGTAGTCGGCGGCATCCCAGCGGCGAAGATTCAGTTTTGTCGTCATGTCGATTCCTCCAATGTTTGGAGAAGCTCCTTCGCTTTCTCAATGTCTTTGGTCTGTGTGGATTTATCGCCACCGACCAAGAGCACGATGAGTTCAAGGCCGCGGAGAGTGTAGTAGATGCGGTAACCCGGACCGTGCGTGAGGCGCAGTTCAGCGACACCGCCGCCGACCGACTTGTGATCGCCCAGATTTCCGTCTTCAGCGCGAGTGATGCGCGCCTGAATGCGAGCACGCGCCTGCGAGTCATTGAGCTTGGAAAACCAAGCGTCGAAAGTCGGCGTCGTCAGGATCGTGTACATGCACGAACTGTATCCTAAAGAATACGTTTCGTCAACCCCCTAAACCCCGCCGAGAGCGGGGTTTTTCATTTCTGGAATCTGAATGTCCGCCAGCCTTGGCCTCTTTTCGATCGACCTCGAAGCGAAGATCGCCAACTTCATTTCCGATTGGGGTAGGGCTGCGCGCGAGGCCGAAAAGCAGATGCGCGCCATCGAGGCGACGGTCGAGCAGGGGTTCAAAAAGGTCGAGCAGGCGGCCGAGCACAGCAAAGAAGGCATCCTCGAGGCGGTCAATGCGCTGACCGGTTTGAGCCCGGCGCAACTCGGCATTGCAGCCATCGTCGGCGGTCTCGGCGAGTTGACGAAGACTGCCATCGAGACCGGCGACAAGCTCAACAAGATGTCGCAGAAGGTCGCGATCGGCGTCGACGCGCTCTCCGGCATGGCCTACGCCGCGAAGCTCGCCGATGTCGACATGGATTCCTTCGGCAGCGGTCTGGAGAAGTTCGCCAAGGCGGCGAGCGCCGCCGCCGGCGGAAGCAAAGAGCAGTCCGCGGCATTCAAAGCGATCGGTGTGAGCGTCACCGACGCGTCCGGAAAGATTCGTCCCATGGAACAGCTCGTCGGCGATGTCGCCGAGAAGTTCTCCGGATTCGAAGACGACGCCAACAAGACCGCCCTCGCGATTGCGCTCTTCGGTAAGTCCGGCGCGCAGTTGATCCCATTCCTCAATGAGGGCAGGGAAAGCATCGCAAAAATGTCGGCCGAGGCGAAGGCGCTCGGGGTGAACTATGGGGATATCGCCAAGCCGTCCGAAGAATTCAACGACAACCTGACGCGTCTGCGTCAAGCAGCAGTCGGTCTCGGCATCGACATCGCACGCGAGCTGCTGCCGCACTTGATCGAAGCGGAAGAGAAGACACTCGCCTTCGTGAAATCGATGCGCGAGGACGGCACGATCCAGGCCTTTGCCGGTGCCGTTGCAAACGTCGCGTTGAACCTCGATAAGCTCGCGACGGTCTTTGCGACCAAGTGGGCCGTCGGCGCCGTTGCCGGCGTTTTCGAGTCCCTCGCATCCGCGACCGAGAAGTCTGCCGAGCGTGTCAGTGCGGCGCTCGGACTGGTAAGTCGCAGCCTTTCACTCATCACCGCGGCCGTTGCCGGCTGGCAGTTCGGCACCTATCTGCGCGAGAACTTCGTTGAAGCCCAGCTCGCCGGCATCGCGTTGGTGGATGGCTTGCTGAGCACATGGGAGCGAATCAAGGAAGGCGGTCAGATCGCTTGGCTGACCATTTCGAAGATCGTCGTCGAGTCGGTTGCAGGCATCAAGCTGCAGATCGCCAGCATGCTCGGCGACCTCGCCACCGTCGCGCAGTACAGCGGGCATTTCGATCTCGCGGTGCAACTCAACGCCGTTTCCACTGAGTTCGCAAAGGCGGCGGCAAGTTCGAACGACTATTCCCAGCGGATTGCCGACGTCAAAACGTCGTCAGACAAAGCCGTCGCGGGCATCCATTCGATCACCTCTCAGATGGCGGACGACGCGATCGCGGCCGCGCGCGCCGCCGCCGCGCACAAGGAATCCAGCAAGGAAACCGAAGATCACGGGGAGAAGGCAAAGCGCGCTGCGCCGAATTTCACCGCGCTTGCGAAAGCAATGGGTGACGATGCGGCGAAAGCTGCCTCGAAGCTCAATGAGCTGTTGAACAAGGACGGCGAGATCATTGCAGCCTTGCAGGCCAAGCTGAATCCAGCGCAGAAGCTGTATAGCGAATACGCGAAGGGTGTTGCGGAGGCCAACACCGCATTTCAAAAGGAAATTGACGTCTCGAAACTCGCTGCGGACGGCGCAGAAAAATTGGGCAGAGCCAAGGATGGTCTGATCGCGAAGGTTCTGACCCTGCAGCAGGTTCTGAAGAATGAAACCGCGGAATTTCTACGTCAGCACGATGTAGTCGGCCAGTACCTGGAGAAAATCGCTGACGACCAATCGTTGATTGGACTGGATGATCGGCAGAAGGAAATCACGAAGGCGGTCAACGACCTGACGCGTGCCTGGGAGAAAAACACCCCCGAGTTGCGCGCTTGGTTGGTCTCCATGGGGATCGTTGATCCGACGTCCGAATCGGGTCGCGCAAAGATCGCGCAGGTCACCGGCGCCCTCTATGACAACAAGAAGGCCTTCGAACTCAACCAAGCTGTCACGCGCGAGTTCGCGAGTATCTGGTCCCAATCGTTCGATCGCGTACTGACCACGAGCGGGAACATCTGGAAGCGCCTGAAGGCCGGCTTCTCCGATCTCATCGATTCGATCATCAGCTATTTCGCAAAGCTGGCGGTGATCAATCCGATCATGAATGCGATCTTTGGCAGCTCGGCCGGCTTCTCGCTGCTGCCGACGCTGGCAAACGCGTTCGGAGGCGGTGGTGCCGGAGGTGTCACCGCGCTCGCGCAGACCGGATCCCAGGTCGCTGGATTGGCAAATGCCGGTACTGGCGCGGGCGGTGCCGCTGGCGCGTCCGGCACATTTGACTGGACGTCCGGATCGTCCTGGATTGGCTACGGCAAGAAGCTCTGGGACGGTTTTTCGACCGGGCTCAGCACCTTCTGGAACGGCGACACGATGGTCAACAACGTCGTGGGCGCGAACCCGCAGTTCTATTCGATGAGCAACGGCGGCTACGGCTCGGCGCTCGGCCAAGGCCTCGGCATTGCCGGTGGCATTTACGCCGGCTACAGCCGCGCGCGGAACGCCGATGGGGTGTTCGGAAAGGTCGGTGGAGCCGCGGCATATGGGCTCGGCACGTACGCGCTCGGCGCTGGCCTGGCGAGCGCGGCCGGTGGCGCTGGATTCGCCGCCGGTGTGGGCGGCGCATTTGCGATTCCCGTTGTCGGCTGGGTTGCGCTCGCCGCGATGCTCATCGACAAATTCAGCGGCGGCAACCTGTTCGGCACCGGCTGGCACGCGAATGGCGAGACGAAGTCCAACCTGGCCTTCGGGAATGACGGGCTGTCGGTCGCGAATAGCTACGAGGAGAAGAAGAAAAAGGCCCTGTTCGGCGGAAACGTATACCGCTGGCAGGACGCTCCAATTACCGATGAGCAAAAGGCGTTCGTTGAGCAGTTCAACGCCGCGATGACGAAGGTCCGCGAGTCGGCAGCGTCCGCCCTCGGCACCGAAGTCGCGAACGTCGTCACTGGCGCCTTCCAGCAGCGCTGGAACAAGGACGGCAAGGTGACCGAGGAAATCAGCACCGTCCTCGGGAAGACCTACAAGGAATCGATGGACGCGTTCGTCAAGCGCGTTCAGGCGGAGAACGTGCTCGCTCAGATCAACGGCGCCCGCGGCGACAGCCAGGCTTCGCAGATTGCCGAGCAGTATCGCTCGGACGCGGAGACGCTGAGCCAGGCGGCCCAGATGCTCTTGCAGGCCCAGGTCGACATCAAGAACGGCGCCGCGCTGCTCGGCTCGGATGCGTCTCTGGTCGACCTTAATAAGGTGGTGAGCGACCTTGCTCAGCAGAACGAAACGCTGGTCCAGACCTACCAGCGCCTGCAGTCCGAAACGAAGGCCATGCAGACGCTGCTTGACACCACGGGCGTCTCCATTAGCAAAACGGGTGCGGAGTTCGTGCGCTTTGCAGATGCCGCGGCGCAGGCCGACGGCGGCGCGGATCAGTTGAAGGCGCTGATCGAGCAATTTTCCCAGGCGTTCTATTCGGCGACCGAAATTGCAAAGGCGCAGGTCGATGCCCTGCAGAAGCAGGCTGAAAACGCGCTGTCCGGCATCGGTCTCGACCCGCACGTCAGCATGGCGGACTTCCGCAAGGCGTACGAAGCCGCGCTGCCGACACTCACCCCGGACCAGTTGACGCAATGGTTGCGCGCCGGCGTCTATCTCGCGCAGTTCAACGATGCGGAGAAGAACTACGCCGACACGCTGAAGCAGAACGCGATCAACGTCGAGCAGATCCTGGACCAGCTAAACCCGGACCGGGCGAACAAGTACGCCGGCACCTGGCAGGCGACGTTGGATGCGATCAACCAGCAGTTCGACCAGGCCATTGAGAAGCTGAAGTCGCTCGGCGCGACGGCTGACCTGCTTGCCGAGGCCGAGGCCGGGCGCCAGACCGCGATCGACAAGGCGAAGAAGGCAGCAGACGACAGCTTCGACGCGATCGGCAAGCAGCTTCACGATGGCATGGCCCAGCTTGGCGGTGCAGGCACGAGCTCTCAGCTTCAGCAGGCTGTTGACGCCATTGCGAAGGCGGAAACCGACACGATCGACCAGATCAACGCCGCCGGCGCGCTCGCAGGCAAGAGCGCTGCGGAAATCGCTGCGCTCGTTGGCCTTGCCCACGACTATGCCGATGCTCAGATCGAAGCGACGAAGGCCGCCTACAAGAAGCAGATCGACGATCTTCTGAGCGCGAACGACGCGAAGATCAAGCCGCTGAGCGACTACCAGGCCGCGATCGTCCAAATCAACAAGGATTTCGACGATCAGCGGAAACAGCTCGTCGACCTCGGCGCGACAACGGAACAGCTCACCCGTCTGGATAGCCAGCGAGGCCAGACGCTTGCTCAGCAGGCGACAGCCCTCCTGCAGAGCATGGGCATTCTCCCGACGATGTCCGAGTTCCAACAGTCGATCGCGAAGATCGAGCAGCAGGAAAAGGATGCGATCGACGCCGCGAACCTGCTCGCGCAGGCGCAAGGCCGTGCCGGTGCCAGTGCAGTCGATGAGGCGCGGATCAAGACGTGGGCGACTCAGCAGATCGCCGATGCGCTTTCGAAGCTCCAGGCTCGAACGCAGGACATCATCAGCCAGCTATACGGCGGCACGCCGGGCACGTTGGATGAAGTGAATCGCCAGATCGCCGACCTTGAGCGCAGCACTTCCGGGCTCGGCTCAGCGGCCGATTCGGCAGCGTCGTCGATCGATTCGGCGGCGAAGGCGATGAGCGATCAGGTGCGGCTGCAGATCGGTGACCTCTCTCCGTACAACGACAACAAGAAGCTGGATATCGCGAAGCAGGCGTTCCTGCAGGGCAACGCCAGCGCTGACGACGTGCTTGGTATTGCCCGCCGGCTTTTCGCTTCTTCGAACGACTACACGAAGGTCTTCGATTGGGTCATGGCGAACCAGCGTGCCGTCACCCCGCCAGGTTCGACCGCGGGCAGTGGCGGATCCGGTTCGGGATCAAGCAGCCAACTCTCGGATCTTTACAAGAAGCGCGACGAGCTGCTCGCGCAGCAGGCGGCAGCGCAACGCAAGGCGCTCGCGACGGAGTTGATCCAGAACATCGCCGATCAAGCGAAGGCCCAGCACATCGATGCGCTGGCACTGATGGACATCCTCCACGTCGACATCAAAAACGTCGTGAAGGATCTCGGCATCGACATCAAGAACCTCGACGCGAATGGCGTGCTCGGCTTGGCCAACGTTGCGTCGACGCTGCACATCAACATGAGCGACTTGCTCGCGAAACTCGGCATCGGGCTGGGCGACATGTACAAGGGCCTGGTCGAGCTGACGCAGCGGATGGGTATCGACCTCGCGAAGCTCGATGCGACTAGCGTTCAGAAGCTCGGAGACCTTGCCGGCGTGCTCGGCATCAGTATGAAGGATCTCCTGACCGGACTGCATCTCGACCTCGGGAGCGTTTCCGGCGGCATCGAGCAGATGGTGGCAAAGCTCGGGATCGATCTGTCGAGCATCAGCGGAACGAACGTGGAAGCGCTGGCGAAGCTCGCCGGCGACCTGCATTTGAGCCTTGGCGACGTCGTTGGTGCGTTGCATTTGAATCTGGCGGATATCGGGCCAGGCCTGCGCGACCTCGCGAAGCAGCAGGGTATCGACCTTTCGAACATCGATGCCACGAATCTGCAGAAGCTGACCGACCTGGCGAACACGCTGCATCTCAGCATGAGTGACGTCGCCGCGGCGCTCAACATCGTAATCCCCGGAGTCAGCAACGCCATCACTGCGACTGGCGGCCTGATCGGCACAAAGATCACGGACGCGATCATCGCCCACCAGCTCACCTCTCGCGATGCCGTCGATCACATCGACGGTCTCGCGCGGTCCATTACGGACATGCGCAACGAGCAGATCGCTGCGCTCCGCTCCGTGGATGCGGGAATTGCTCGCCTGCCAGTAGCAATTCGAGACGATCGATCGAACGACGATGTAGTCGCCGAGTTGCGCGGAGTGCGATTGGCGGCGGAGCGCACGGCAAACGCGAGCGAAGTTCACTTGCCGTCCATCGACATCAGCACGGATTACACCGAGCGCAATACCAGCCAAACCGCTGCAAACACTGCCGACACCGCAGTCGCGGTCCGCAGCTCATTCGTTCCAACCGATCGCAGCGTCCGTCCATAGGAGGCGAAACTCGTGCTTTTCCAGGTCCAGCAGCCGGTTTTCGGCTCGCGCTATGCGCTGTGGGATTCTGCCAGCTTGGTCGCGCCATTAGCGATCAGTGCAGCCGGCACTCAGCTAGATGCGATCGCGGTATCGACACCGAAGACGTGTAAGGCCGACTTCTCATCTGCGGTTTTCTCTCTGCCGCCCTCGCCAACCAGCTATTTGTACCGGGCCGAAATCTTCGTTTGGGGTGACCTCGCAATTGTCGCCGGCGCCGGGCCGGTTCCGGATCTCCGCGTCGGGCTGGTCAATGCGTCGGCCAACCTTTCCGGAGCGCTCGGCGCGGACAGCAATGGCATCGGTCTTCGACTGAATGCGCCAACTGGCGGCGGCACAGTATTCAAGAACGGTGCCGCTGTGACGCCGGCCTTTTTCCAGAATCCATCGCTCTTCGTACCGGGCTCGGCCGTGATGCTCGAGCTGATGATGACTTCGACGGGCATCTCGAACCTGACGTTCAGAACGACGGATGGCAGGGGCGTGATCGTGATTTCGCTCCCTTCGTTGCCTTCCGGCCCGCTTGCACTAGCGGTATCGATCCAGACGGACAATTCGCAAAGTGCTCCGAACACGGTACATGCTCTATTGAATTCCGGGCAGCGCAAATTCGAACGTGACGTGTACAACACGGCATCGATCGGGTCAGGCGTTTTCCCTTGGATCGCGCCGCGGGCGAGCCTTGTCGGTCCGTTCTACTTCGCGGACGCGCCGTATTTGAGCGGAGCTGGCGAGTCTCCGCCGAACACACGTTTTCGTGACCGGCTCGCAACCGGCGGGTCGCTGCAAATTTCGCGCAAGCTAAATTTCTGGATGTGGGGGGGGGACGGTGTCGGGGTGGTCGGGATGTCCTCCAACATCTCGCTCGACAATACCGACGGACTTTACGATCCGCTGATCGTCGGTGATGTGCGAGATACCTTGGTATCTACATTTTCAGCGGCGAATGGGGTGCCGCTCGACGTGATGACCCTGAATAGCGCCGCGCCGCGCGATGACAGCGTCGTAACGCTGAATCTTGCCGGGCCCGCTGCGACTTTCGAAATGCCGGCGCAGAGCAGGATCGGACTGCCGAACAGCGCGCCGGCTCTTGCGAACAAGCCCTACGCGATAGCTCTCGGCACGTTGCGCAACGCGTCTCCGATTCTTCGAAGCGGACTGCAATTCATCGTCGGCGACGTGCAGTACTGCGGCGTGTCTCTCGCCCGCGTCAAAGCCTACCCGCTTAACCCGGGCGCCACACCTGCGGACTATGTGCAGGACGAAAATGGATCGCTGACCACCGCGACGACTCCGCTCGGAGCCTTGACGGTCGACATTGAAACGTTCAACTGCGCAGCGGCCGCGAAGGGTGCGACGGCGACGGCTTCGTCTACAGCCACTTCGAACTATCCGGCAAGCGCAGCCATCAACGGCGACAGAACTGGGGCAGGTTGGGGCGCCGGCACCGGCGGCTGGTCGGATGGAACGGCAGGCGTTTTCCCAGACTGGTTGCAGGTCAATTTCAACAATGCGCAGCTCATCGACACGGTGATCGTTGTGACGCTGCAGAACGGTGCGGCGGCGAACGTTCCGACGCCGACCATGACTTTCACACAATACGGCCTGACTGCTTTTGAGGTGCAGGTGGAGGTGTGGGCTGGGTCCGGCTGGGTCTGGCAATCCGTTGCCAACATCACAGGCAATAACCTGGTGATGCGCACCATTACGTTTAGCGCGCGGATCGCCCGGGCCGTGAAGGTGATCTGCAACGATTCCGCGGATCTGCTGACCGGCAACAAACAGTCCCGCATCGTCGAGCTCGAGGCGTGGACAACCCAGCTTGGGCGCTCGCTTGACTCGCTCGGCACTGAAGTCTTCAAGCGAGTCCCGTACTACCAGCGCATCGGCAATCCGTGGAATTCGGCCGATGCGCAGGCGATCGATTCTGCCGCTGGATACGTCGGCCCGATTGGGTTCTACGCGGATGCGGCCGTCAAGGTGCGCGACATCATCGCGCCGGCCGTCGATTCCTTCTGCGCGTGCCTTTGGCAGTCCACATCCATCCATCTGACGCGGTTGATTGCACCTGAGACGGTTGCCGTCGGCGCCAGAGCCGGAACGATCTCGGACCTGGATATGGTCGGTGATCTCGTGCTGACACCAGACCTTGCGCCTGGACTTACGACCCAGGCGCTCGGCCAGCGCAATTGGACGCCGCAAACAGACTACACCACCGATACCGTTGTTCTGACGCCGGCAGTGCGGTCGATGCTGGCTTCTGAATATCGAATCACGCGTTCGTACTCTGGCCAGCTCGCGGGGATGTACGAGCATGCGAGGAACGCATCGCCGATCGGCACGCTGCTCGATGATCCTAGCGATCTTCAAAGGTTCATCGACTACGTCTGCGGGCTCTATAAGGTGCCGAGGCTCTTTGCCACGGTCCAGACGCGCTACATCTCAGCGGTCGAACTCGGCCAGGTGTGGACCCTGAAATACCATCGCTACGGACTCTCGTCCGGTGTCGGCGCCATCGTAGTTGGGCTGCAGCGTGACGCGATCACGAAGACGATGGTCATCACCTTCTGGTTTGCAGGGAATGCGACATGATCCTCGGCAACAGCATTCCTGATACTTCCATCAGCGCTCGGTACTTCCCGGCAGGAGCGCTGGTGTCCGATGACCTTACCCTCGGGCTGGAACCTCGCGAACATACGCGAGTTCAGTGGCCTCCAGGTGCGCAGACGATCGCCACGACGTTGGACATCGTTACGATGGGTTGGGGAGGGTTCCTGCCGCGCGTCGGCGCGTTGCTCAGCTTGAGCGGAGTGCCGGTAGGGTTGAAAGTCGTGGTCGTAGGTATCGACCTCGATGGCAATATTGTTGACCTCGGCGGAAATTCCCAGACACAGCGCACGGTGCGAATGGTCGACGGTTCGATTGGGCTCTATTGGCTGTTCGGCATCGGGCTGCCACAACTCGACGGCTATATCGTGTCGTTCTACAACGATGTGAGCGGTCACACGTACTTCGCGGCCAATGCGCTGTTTGAGATCGGATTCCTGAACCTGGCGCCGGGCGCCACTCTCCCACACGAACCCAGCGGTGATTTCGGGCGAACTCCGATTCGCAAGATGGTTCGCAAACTGGGAGGAGGGGTCAGCTCCACTACGCAGACGTCCTATCGCACGATGTCGGTGCGGCCATCGGCAAGCCTGGTAGCTAAAGCGAGAGCGAACGGTCTGGACAATGGCATGGACTACGAGTCTTTGCTCTTCGTTCTCGCCAACAATCCCTATGTGCTCGTCATCGAGGACACGTCATCGGCCGATGCGATCCAGCGAAGTGGCATGTTCGGGATCTGCGCCAACTCGCCGAGCATGACTCGGCGGGCACGGCCTTCGTTCCAGATGGGCGTGCTTGACCTCGAAGAGATTCCGCCGTGATGCCGGGATAGCCGGCCGCTCTTGGACCGGCGACTCATTTTTGCAGCTCTCTCTCTTGCCAACTGGCCGGCGAGATAGCGGTTAGCGCCTGCGACTTCACCATTAAGGACTCAGAAAATGGCACCAGCGATTCCTCCGCCGTTGACGGGCATCGTCACTTCTCCTCGAGCGCAGTATCTCTTCCCGGACAAGATCGAGCTGTCCGCCTCGGTGCAGACGACATTTTCCGGCACGCTGAACCTCAATGCCGGCGAAGCGTCGTTTCTCACCATCTACAAGAATTCCGTGCTGGCCAAACAAATCGTTGGCGGGGCATTCAACGATGCGCTTCCCATCGTCAAAGCGGATGCGCGAAGCCGCATTCACTGGCGCGTCGACATGCTCGATCACGATCGGCAGATCGGTGGATCGCAGTTCCTGGTCACTGACTGCAACTTCGACTCGGCGCCGGCGACGGTTGTGGTCACCCTCGCGACGACGACGATCACTACCGCGGGTCAAGAGGTGGAAGTCGATGTGACGACCTCGCCGAGCGTTGCCGTGCTGCTCACGGCCTCGGCCGGAACGTTCAATGCGGACACGATCGACGGCGTGACTCTGGCTGGTCTGGTGAATGCGGGCGCCGGCAGCGCGATGCTCACGATGCCTTACACGCATGCGGACAACGGTCAGAAAACGCTGACGATCACAGCGCAGGATGCCGGCGGTAATTCGCAGATCTTCACCTTCGAGCTGTCGGTGAACATCGCGGCGCCGGCGATCACGTTCACCCAGAACAGCATCTATCCGGCGACGATTCCGGGAAACGCTGCGCTCGACATGCTCGTAAGCGGCATTCCGGCGCCTGCGAACGTCCACCTGTCGGTCTACGACGGCGCCGACAACACCGGACCGCTGATCAGCGGCGGCAACCTGTGGGTGATGAATGCGCACAGCCTATCCGTCGTCTTCCCTGCCAGCTTCCCCGCGCAAAGCGGGCACGTGACGTACGTCGTCACGATCACCGATCCGACGAACAGCACCACCTACGTCGCCGGCTCGACAACCCTGACCCCAACCTGAGGAAACCATCCATGAAGATGCTTTTGGCAATTCTCATCTCCGTCGTCGCTGGACCTGCGTTCGGTCAAGTGGTATGCACCATTTTCGGCCCGAGCGGATACAGCGGCCCGATCATCCCAGCGAATTATGTAGCCTGCGGAACGGTTGCCCCGCCGGCCTGCACGCCTCCCGCAGTGCTTGACCCGGCAACCAACCGGTGCGTCACGCCGCAGACGAACCCGAATGTTTGCTCAGCATCGCAACTGAGCGATTCCATCGGCGGCAAGGCCCTCGCGCGGAGCTGCTTCGGATCCGTCTCCTTCAAGAATCCTGGCTCTGCATGGGCAGCGAAGGCGGATGTTTCCTTCTACGGGAACACGGATCTTCCGTCGCTGTTGTCAGGCGGCAGCTCGCGAGCGTTCATGGGAATGCTCAGCGGCGCGCCGTTCATGATGACAGTCAACGCTGGCACCTACGTGTCGTTCCCGATCACGCCGATCGCCGCAGGGCTGATCCAGTTCTCGACGAACGCCAGCTTTGGGGCGGGCGGCTACATTTCATTGAGCACGCGCCCTGGTCAGTTCGTGGACGGCAATCCCTCCGTCATTTGCTCGAACGCAACGGGAGGCGGTCTATACGCGAGCGCGGCAGCCGGCGCCCAATGCCCGCTGCTTGTCGGCCGGACCTACTACGTCAACTTCGCCGGCGTCGACTACGGCGGTAACCAGGTCTGCGCAGGCAATATCAACAGCGACTGCCCGGCCGTGCTTCTCTCGTATGTGGAGTACACGAAGAAATTCTGAGCCCGGCATAGCTAAGTCCTCAGACCGTCCGCTCGCGCGGCGCTGCTTCCGGGCAGGAGTAGGGTAGGGCGGCGGCATAAGCGGCGATATCGGAGATTGCCGCGGCGTGATGTAGGAAAATTCCTACTCAGTTCAATTCTGCGGCCTCGATATCACCGGGATCGATGTCGAGGCCGCCGAACCATCGGTAGGCGTACTTCCGTGCCCCCAGGAACGTTTTGAACCGGCCGTAGTCGCGCATGCCGATTGTTACCCGCCAGGTGCCACCGGAAAACCAGATTGCGCCAACCTCGTGATCACCGTACACAATGCCGGTGTGATATCGCGAATCTGGTGAAGTCGGCACGTCACATAGCTCGACTGCAGTTTTGCGCTGCAGCTCGATTTCCTTTTCTTTGTGCCCTGTCCAGCCTGGGAACGTACTGCCGTAACCGGCGCTGCCGTAGTAGTTCCAACCTTTGCCTTCCGGCTTGCGATATCGCGAGTTGGTGCGCTTGCTTCCGTCTACTGTAGTTCCCAT